CGCGCCCTGGGTTCCGGTTCGATTCCGGATGCGCCGCTTGAGTTATACACAATACATTGTGAACTGAAGCAGGCCTAGTAATAAACGACTGACAGCAACAATATATATATTATAAAAAAAGGCTGGCTGGAATGATAACAGAACGCTATACGGTTATTTTCTCTGGATTAAATCAAGAGATATATTCTGATGAACTTTTATCAGAGATCTGGGAAAATGAGGCTGATGAAGTTTATAAAAAGACAGGAATATATATAACTGCCAGAATGAATATGTCATACTTTATATGCGGAAGAATTAATCGATTTTTATTTTTTTGAAAGTACATGAACTTCAAGAGCCACTAACCCGTGGCTCTTTTTCTTTACCCAAAAAGAGGTGAGCCTAAATGACAAAGAAACAGAAGCGATTCATAGAAGAATATCTAATTGACCTGAATGCCACTCAGGCCGCCATCCGCGCCGGGTACAGCCCAGATACAGCGAAAGCCATCGGATGTGAGAACTTGACGAAACTTGACATTCGCGCCCATATAGACCGGGCGATGGCAGAGCGTTCCAAACGTACCGGTGTCAATGCAGACCGTGTGGTTCGGGAGTTGGCCAAGATTGCCTTTGTTAATGCTGCTGATGTCATCAATGCCGAGGACGCAACGCTTCGGGATGATGCCAGCGAGGAAGACACTGCAGCTATCCAGTCCGTGAAGGTCAAGACCTTTGGAGAGGATGGGCTGGAACGGGAGATTAAGATGGCAGACAAGCTCAAGGCCCTGGAGATGTTGGGCCGTCACCTGGGAATGTTTAAAGACAAACTGGAGCTGTCCGGCGGCCTTGACACCGAGAAGACAAAGCTGGATGACCTTCTTAAGCAGATGCGAGGCGGTGGATAATGAGCGCAGAGAGATTACTGCTGTCGGAAAAGTATAAGGCATTCCTTCGGTGTGATGCGCCGGTGGAGTTCCTGGAAGGGACAACGGCAGCCGGTAAAACGACAGTGGGGCTATTCAAGTTTATGCTTAAGGTTGCCGAGAGTCCCAAGAAGCTGCACATCCTTGCAGCAGATGATACCGGAGCCGCCGAGAAGAACATTATCCAGAAGGACCTGGGTATCCTGGATGACTTCGGTGTACTGGTGGAGTACAAAGGTAACGGCGGCGGTGGCTATAACATGCCCCACATCCTCTTCCGCACATCCGGCGGCGATAAGATAATCTTTGTTGTCGGCTATGGCAACAAGCGCAAGTGGAAGGACGCCCTGGGTGGCCAGTACGGATGCGTGTACATAGACGAGATTAACACGGCCGATATAGACTTTGTGCGAGAGGCTGCCATGCGATGCGATTACCTGATGGCGACACTTAACCCGGACGACCCGGGTCTGGATGTCTATAAGGAGTATATCAACTGTTCCAGGCCATTGCCAGAGTGGGCGGATGAGACGCCAAAGGAAATACTGGACGAATTACGGGAGGAACCAAAACCTGGTTGGGTACATTGGTTCTTTTCTTTTACCCATAACCTGGGCCTGTCCAATGAAAAGCTGAACCAGATTATGAACAATACTCCAAAGGGTACGAAAATATGGAAGAATAAGATTCAGGGACTGCGTGGTAAGGCAACTGGCCTGATATTCTCCAATTTTGAGCGGTCTAAACATGTCATCACAGTCCAGCAAGCCAAGGCACTGAAATTCAAGAAGTTCACAGCGGCCCTGGATACGTCTTATTCTAGCAAGTCCCGGATACCATAGCCATGATATTCCAGGGGATTACAGAAGATAGGAAGCTTATCGCCCTGGCTGAGAAGGTCTACAACAATGCTAAGCTTGATATCCCGCTGGCCCCCAGCGATACGGCAGTCAAGTATGCGGACTTCCTGGAGCAGTGCCGCAAAGAGTGGGGGTTCGCCAAGGATGTGTATATAGACAATGCGGATCAGGCCACTATTACAGAGCTGCGCAAATATAAGCGGCTTAGGGGATGTCTGTATAACTTCTGGGATGCGTACAAGCAACTGGGAATCATTGACCGTATCAACCTGCAGCTAGGCTGGATACAGCAGGGATGTTACCTGGTGGTGGATACCTGCGTGGAGCACCTGTCAGAGTTGGACAGATACAGTTGGGACGATGAGAAGGATAAGCCGGAAGATCGCAACGACCATACCATTAATGCCAATCAGTATGCATGGATACCATACCGGAACCTGATTGGGTTTGAGGAGGCTGAGAAGAAATGAGGTGGCTGAACAACATGAATGAGACTATCAAGCGGGGCATCCGCAGCTGGCTAAATGTGGTACCGGCCAGCGGGGACTGCATCCAGATTAACGAGGTCCTGGACTTCGAGGCCAATGCCATTCGGAATCGCATCTGGTACCGTGGCGATGGTAACGAGCTGGAGCAGATGTACCAGCAGACCCCGGAGTATGCGGACAGATACAAGTTCTGGGCCAGCAGATGCACACCGGGTATGGAGATGCGCAAGATACATACCGGCCTGCCTGGGCTGATTATCCGCATCCTGTCAGGAATTGTCCTGGATGACATGAATGATTTTGATTTTTCTGGCAATGACCAGCAGGGCCAGCTTTGGGAGGACATTGCAAAGGACAATAAGTTCACCCGTAAGATGGAGAAGGCCTTGAAGGAGGTCCTGTACATCGGGGACGGCGCCTTCAAGGTCACAATTGATACGACCGTTAGCGAGTACCCTATCCTTGAGTGGTATCCGGGGGAGCGGGTTGAGATTGTCCGGAACCGGGACCGGGTGAAGGAGGTTGTGTTCAAGACCCCCTATAAGGCGAACCACCAGCAGTATGTCCTGTATGAGCATTATGGATACGGCTACATCCGTAACGAGTTATATAAGGGTGACACGCCAGTGCCTCTCAATGTCCTTGATGTCACAAAGGATATCAAGGACACGAAGTTTGATGACACACTCATCCTGGCCGTGCCGCTGCAGGTGTATGAGTCCACCAAATATGAGGGACGCGGTGGTAGTATCTTTGATGGTAAACTGGACAGCTTTGACGCCTTTGACGAGGCCTGGTCCCAGTGGATGGATGCCCTGAGGGCTGGAAGGGCCAGGACGTACATACCGGACTGCCTGGTACCGCATGACCCGGAGACAGGTCAGGTCATCCGGCCCAATCCATTTGACAACCGGTACTTTGCGTCTGATAACGATATGTCGGAAAAGGCCGATAACAAGGTCAACACGGAACAGCCGGCCATCCCACATGACAGCTACCTGGCATCCTACTGCACGGCATTGGACCTTTGCCTGCAGGGCGTCATCAGTCCGTCCACTCTGGGAATTGACGTCAAGAAGCTGGACAATGCCGAAGCCCAGCGCGAGAAGGAGAAGGCTACGCTGTATACCCGCAACGCCATTGTGGAGGCCCTGCAGGAGACACTTCCGGAACTGGTCAGCGCGGCAATCAATGCCTATCACATCCTCCTGAAACAGCCGGTTGAGGAGGTCAAGGTGGACATCCCATTCGGCGAGTACGCCAACCCATCCTTTGAGAGCCAGGTGGAGACCCTGGCCAAGGCCCGGCCCGGTGCCCCATGATGAGCATTGAGGCCCAGGTAGAAGAACTGTATGGGGACAGTAAGGACGAGGCGTGGAAACAGGAGGAGATAGCGCGGCTGAAGGCAGAGCAGGGCATTGCGGAAGTGGAGGAACCCAGGATCAGTACGGCTGCCGGCGGCTTCCAACTGAAAATGGAGGGAGGGGGAACGGATGAAGGTCAAGGTGATGAACCGGACGTACCAGATGGCCCGGGAGGAGTACCAGGGACTACTGCAGGTGGCAAGTGAGCAGGTGCCGTTCGGGATTTACGCCGTTGAGAAGCGGGGATATGCGGAACTGCGCTGCGACCACTGCAAGAGCATCACGCAACTCAAAGAGCTGGCACGGCAGTTTAAGGCGCAGGGATTTAAGGTGTATGCCAACAAACGCTGCCAACTCATGGAAGGCGGAGCTGATGGAGCGGAGGGGGCGCTGATGAGTGCAACATAATGAGTATGATATCGGCGCCGCCTTAAAAGCCATCGAGGATGAATTGATAGCCTCTATGATACGTAACATGGACCGGCACCGCGCCGAGGAAACAAAAGAAGGATATAACTGGTCGATGTGGCAGGCGGAGCAGCTGAAAGCTTTGGAGAAGTATAAGCGGGAGAATCAGAAACGGTACAGCAAGCAGTTTAAGTCTATAAATGGGCAGATAGGAGAACTACTCTATCAGGCACGGCAGACCGGTAACATGCAGCAGGAAATCCAGATACTGAAAGCTATACAGAGGGGATGCCGATTCCCGAACATGCCCAAGAAACTATTTGGCCTGTTGGAAGAGATGGACGGTAAAACCTTTCAGCAGAAAGCATCACTGCTGCTTAAACGTCTTAAGGGAAAAGAGGCTGCCCAAGCAACAGCAGAGTTTTTTAAACTTAATGACCGGAAGCTGGAAGCACTTATCAAAGCAACGACTCAAGACATGGAACGCGCAGAGACAGCAGTATTGCGGATGGCTAACGACCAGTACCGGAAGGCCATTTTTAATGCCCAGGTGTATGCCAACAGTGGCGCCGGTACTTACGAGAAAGCGGTGGACATGGCTACCAGGGACATGTTATCCCGTAGCCTGAATTGTGTGGAGTATGCTAACGGTGCGCGTCATACACTGGCCGATTACGCCGACATGGCTATCCGGACAGCAAGCAAGCGAGCTTACCTGCAGGGGGAAGGTGAGAAGCGTCAAGAGTGGGGGCTCGCCACGGTCATTATGAACAAACGTGGGAATCCTTGCCCGAAGTGCTTGCCATTCGTCGGTAAGGTGTTGATTGATGATGTATGGAGCGGCGGCAAGAAGGTAGACGGCCCCTACCCTCTGATGAGTACAGCTATTGCCGCAGGACTCTACCATCCACGGTGCAAGGACAGCCATACCACCTACTTTCCCGGAATCTCCACGGCAGACGATACCTGGACAAAAGAGGAACTGGAGGCCATTGAAAAGACTAACCAGCGGCAGGCAGAGAGACAGCATGCAGCACGGCAGGTGGAAAGATTCGGGAGGCTGGCAGAGTTTTCTCTACATCCGGAAAATAAAAAAGAAATATCAGCAAAAGAAAAACAAGTGGAAACAAAGACTTGCACAGTATAGGCAAGCTGATATAATGAAAACAGAAGGTTGGACAGATGAGGCAATAGAAAGGCGTAGACTGGATGAAGCTGCGATTGCTGGGCATAAAAGCGAATATGCCATATTGTATGATGAACGAGGAAATAAATTATTTAAAAAGCATGGTGGTCAGCATGAAGTTATCTATACAGATGACGAATGGGTGCTTATGAAAAATGGAGTCTCAACACATAATCATCCCTTGGGAGCAACTTTTTCTCCGGATGATATTTGCGTGTTGAAGGAGAGTGGACTGAAAGAGATAAGAGCGGTTGGGAGAGATGGTGTTTTGTATTGAGGCAGCCAGATACATGGCCGGACGAACTATCTTCGCCAGATAAAATATTTGCTGCCTACGACACTATACAAAAAGAGTTGGAGCCTGAATTTATACAGGCTTATATAGATGGGAGGATCACAGACGAACATGAATATTCAATTTTATATCAGGCGCGGATTCTTGAAGAACTCACAGATAAATATCAGTTAAATTATTTTGTGGAAAAGAGGTAAAAGGATGCCAGATAAAAAAAACAGGGTTAACGTTAGAGACATAGATCGTCCAATAAGCGAGTATCCAAAGGGAACGGAGATTGTACATACCGACAATACATTTATTCCTTTGCCTACGAAAGAGGAGATGGAAATGTTTTTAAAAAAGAAAGGCGATACCACCAGTCGATAATGGCCGGTGGTATTTTTATGTTGTTGCGATGTCGCAATAAAGGAGGTGGGAGCGATGGCAACATCTGTACAGATTACGGCGATCATATGCTTCACAATTATTGTATTGTGCTGGCGGTCAAAAAAATAGGAGGTGATCCCAATTATCTCCCTTTGAGGCGCAGGGTTATGCGTCTTATTTTTGTGCCAAAACGCGACATGGCCTAAAAAGGTGCGCGGCCAGTGACACTGATGACAATGGATGGGAATGCAGAGTGACACTCTCAAAACGGAAGGAGCTAAAAACAATGAGAAAAGAAATTTTCGATGAATTTACAGTTATTTGCAGAACCGGCAGGCGGAGCCGGAGGAACAGAGCCGCCGGCAGCAGGACAGCAGACACCACCAACCGGGCAGACATCGCCGCCGCAGATTGATTATTCAAAAATCCAGCAGATGTTGGAAGGTACTCTGGCAGCAAAGGAAGACACGGCATTGAAAGCCTATTTTAAGCAGCAGGGGCTGAGCCAGGAAGAGGCCGAGCAGGCAATGGCGACATTTAAGGCAGAGAAGGCCAAGAATCAGCCGGATGTGGCGGCGCTGACACAGACAGCGCAGGCAGCTCAGGCGGCAGCCCGGCAGGCCATGCTGGATAAGGAGGCAACCCTTGCAGCCATCAGCCTGGGACTCGATGCCAAGACTATCCCGTATGTGCTTAAGATGGCCGACTTAAGACAGGCTATAGGACAGGACGGGAAAGTCAACACGGAGACCCTTAATACGGCCCTGAATAAGGTCCTGGAGGATGTACCGGCCCTTAAACCGCAGGCGTCAGGGACAACTGGCTTCTTACAGGTGGGGGCCTCTGGCGGAACAGGGCAGCAGGCAACGACCGATGACGCTTTGAAAAAGGCGTTCGGATTATAAGAAAGAGAGGATTTAACACATGGCAGTATATGATTACGCAACACAGTTTACCCAGTTGCTTCAGCAGAAGTACGCAAAGGAGCTGTGCTCTGATGCGCTGGCACAGAGCAACCAGCAGGTGAAGTTTATTAACGCACAGACGATTAAACTTCCCACTATGACAGTATCCGGTTACAAGGACCACACCAGGACTCCGGGATTTAACACCGGAACGCTGAGCAACAGTTGGATTCCGAAGAAGCTGGAGCATGATAGAGATATTGAGTTCTGGGTGGATCCGATGGATATTGACGAGACAAACCTTACCCTGTCTGTGGCAAATATTCAGAATGAGTTTGAGACGACACAGGCAATTCCAGAAAAGGATTCCTACCGCTACTCCAAACTCCATGATGAGATGACTACCTATTCAGGCAGAATTAACACGGATGTTATTACAGCAGCTAACTTCCTTGAGGCGTTTGACACAGAAATGGCTTACATGGATGAAGCTGGTGTTCCGGAAGAAGGTAGAATCCTGTATGTGACCCCGACCATGAATAAGATTGTAAAGGAAGCCGAAGGTCTCCAGAGAGTGATGACAGTAACATCTCCGTCTACAATCAACCGCAAGGTTCACAGTCTGGACGATGTGACCATCAAGATGGTACCGGCAGCGCGGATGAAGACAAAGTACGATTTTACTACTGGTTGCGTGGCCGCGGCCGACGCAAAGCAGATTAACTGGATCCTGATTCACACATCCTGCGTGGTATGTCGTGACAAATATAGCTACATCAAGCTGTTTACTCCGGGAACTGACAGCCGGACGGCAGATGGTTACCTGTATCAGAACCGCAACTATGGCGATCTGTTCTTACTTGAAAAGAAGGTCGAAGGTTGCGCCATGAATGTGGAAGCCACGGCGTAAGGAGGGCATATGAGAGCAGTAAAAGGAAACAGGGAATATACCATCGACGAGACACAGAAAAAAGGATACCAGGACGGTGGTTTTGATATTCTGGATGACAGTGGAACGGTACTTGCCTATGGCCGTGGAAAAACAGTGCCATATGATGACCATATGAAAGCGGTAAAGGAAATTGGACGTCTTCAGGAACTTGCGGCTGAGAGAAGCACTGAAATCGAGCATTGAAAGCCGAGATTGAAATGTTGCAGGCTACAAAATCAGAGGCGCCAAAGGGGAAGAAAGCGGGGGAATAATATGCCCTATGAACCTTATGCAACACCGGAGTATTACCGAGATACCTATAAAGGCAGCACGGTGCCGGCAGATGGCCTGGAAAGGGCCCTGCAGCAGGCCAGCCGCCACATTGATTCCCTGACCTGTAACAGGGTTGTAGGCCGGGGATTTTCCAATCTGACGGACTTCCAGCAAGAAGTAATCCGGGAAGTGGTCTGCCAGCAGGCGGACTTTGAGACTGAGAATGCGGATGAGATTAACACCATCCTGCAGGGCTACAGTATCAACGGGGTGTCGGCACAATTTGGAAGTTCCTGGAACGTATTTACAGATAAAGGTGTGGCAATGCGTCGCGATGTGTACGCCCTGCTGTCACAGACAGGCCTGTGCTGCCGGTTAGCGAGGTGAGAGATGAAATACCCATGTTTAGTGCCGAAACGCCTTTGTAAGACGGATATCCACGTTCATCTGGAATCAGAAGAACTGAACAACCAGGGCAGCCCGAAGTATACGGCGGATCTGGAATTAAAATGCAACTTTCAGGACCGGGCGAAGACGATCCTGACGGCAGAGAAGAAGCTGGTGCAGATTACAGGTACTGCGCTCTTTCCGGGGGACATCGCACCGGAGATGCCGGCATTGAGCTGTGGGACAGTGACAGTCTTCGGTCAGGAACGCCGCATCGAGCAAGGGATGAAGGCCCGGAACCCAGACGGTACGGTTAATTATTGTCAGTTGGAGGTGGTCTGATGCAGGTAAAATCAACGGTGAAGATGAACTTCCCACGGATTAAACAGCTGACGCAGGCGGCGGTAACAGCCTTAGAGATGACCGGCGAGGAATTGCATGCCGAAGTTGTCCAGGCACAAGTATTTCCGTTTGATACAAGCAACCTGCAAAACGAAAGTACCTTCGTAGATTACGGCGATTCCAAGATGGGAAAAGTGACGCTGGTATCAAGTACGCCTTATGCGCGGCGGCTATATTACCATCCGGAGTATAATTTTCAGACGAAAGAAAACCCGAACGCAAAGGGGCACTGGTATGAAGACTGGGAGTCTGGCGGAAGTAGAGCGAATTTTGCCCCGAATGCCTTTAAACAGTTTTACAAGAAAGTTGGTGGCGTGTGATGCTTACAATCAATGATATCCGCGGCTATATCGCAGGTCTTGGGATAGCGGCGGATGATAATGTGTACATCGGCAAGATGGACAATAAAAACAGAAATCCATCGGCGTGTACAGCCGCCCAACCAGTGGGATGCCGAATATTGCTTTGGGAGGGGTAGACTGCACCACCTATGATATAAAGCCAGTTTCCCTGCTTGTGCATTGGAACAAGAGTAAGAGTGAGTCAGAGGTGGAAGCCTACAAATTATTTGAGAAACTTAAAAGTGTAACCAGCCTGTCCATAGGAGACACCCATATCAATTACCTGCGCCTGATGGTCCCGGAACCACAGGACGTCGGTACGGATGATAGCGGGGTGTATGAGTATGTGATATGGCTGGATTTATTTATCAGAGAAAGTGAGGAAATAAATGAACGGAACAGTATATCCGGTACATAATAACAAATTTAAATTTGGTACGGCCGGTCTGCTTAGTACAGACGCGGAAATGGTAGTACCGAAAGATTTGACCAACTTTGCCCCTACCATTGATGGAACAACGGAAGAGTGGTACGCGATGGACGCGGAAGGATGGGCGAAGTCCGCAGTGACAGGGAAAAAACTCAGTTTTCCTTCCAGGGTAAACGAAGCGCGGGCGATCCGGGCAACGATTATATTGCGGGTCTTGCGCTTTGTATGGGTGAAGATGCAATGACGAAATTTGAGTGGGAAATGGTATCCGGTGCAAAGATGAAATTTGACTGCGTTGTAAACGTAACGACACCCGGAGGTGGAGACAGCACAGCACTGGATGCACTGGAATTCGAAGTAACCTGTTATGGAAAGCCTGTGTTCACGCCGGCGTCAAAGCCATCTGAATGAAGAGAGGAAAACTCAGAGTTAATATATGAGAACGAATTTAATGGTTTTGTAGAGGAGGAAGAACATGTCCAAGATAATTGATATTACAGAGAAACTGACATTTGATGGAAACCCATCGCTGGTGATTAAGGGAAAACACTTGGAGGTAAATGCAGACGCCCCAACAATGCTGAAAGTCATGGGACTGATGGGAGGCGCAGAGCCGGGAGTAAATGAAATCCTGGAAACATATGATTTGATGTTCCCCGAAAAATCCAAGAAAGAAATCGAGAAACTGAAGCTGGGATTTAATGACTTGATTGTCGTCGTTCAGGAGGCAGTTGGACTGATTATAGGGGAGGATGAACAGCCGGGAGAGCAGTGACCCGTACTATGATTTGTTTGGAGACTGGGACTTGATTATATCCAGTTTCCTGTCACAGTACGGGTTGAGAATCAGAACAAAAGAGTTTGAATCGGTCAGTTGGGATGAATTTAAATCCCTCCTGGCCGGAATGGCCCCGGAAACAGCCCTAGGGCGTATGGTGGCTATCCGGTCAGAGACGGACAAAGATGTAATCAAGCATTTTACCAAAGAGCAAAAGCGGATTTATGACGATTGGCGGAGCTGGCAGGCGGAACGCACCAGACAGGGGCCGCAGACTTATAATCAGCAGATGAACCATCTTGAAAGTATGATGGCGGCAATATGCGGAGGTGGTTGAGATTGAGAAAGTAAAATTACAGGTGTCCTGCCCGTATTGTGGGTATCGGATGCCTATTTTTTATGATCCGGAGGCCATCTCTTCCGGAGTGTATGCTCGATGCAAGGGGAAGAGCTGTAAAAAAGAGTTTGAGATAAAGATTAACCAGGACAAGTAGTGCCATTATGTGCCGATGTCTGTTTTTTAGATAAAGGCAGGTGATGTAAATGGCAGCTGACAGCGTTGGTCAGATAGGTCTTGACCTTGTAGTTAATAAAAACGATTTTGACAAGCAGATGAAGGGCATCCAGGGGCTGGCCAAGAAAGCCGGTGCAGCCCTGGCGGCTGCCTTTGCAGTTAAGAAGCTGATAGACTTTGGGGCACAATGTATCGAATTGGGCTCCGACCTGCAGGAAGTGCAGAACGTTGTTGATGTAACGTTCCCGCGCATGTCAAAGCAGATTGATGACTTTGCCAAGAATGCGGCGGTGCAATTTGGTCTGTCAGAGACGATGGCGAAGAAATTTGCCGGAACCTTCGGAGCGATGGCGAAGGCATTCGGCTTTGGTGAAAAGCAGGCTTATGAGATGGCCACGGCACTGACCGGCCTGGCTGGTGACGTGGCGTCGTTTTACAACATATCGCAGGACGAGGCCTATACAAAGCTAAAGTCCGTTTTTACCGGTGAGACAGAGACGCTTAAGGACCTGGGAATTGTTATGACACAGAGTGCCCTTGACAGCTATGCCCTGGCCAATGGATACGGGAAAGTAACTGCCAAAATGTCCGAAGCTGAGAAGGTGGCCCTGCGGTATCAGTTTGTGCAAGACCAGCTTACCCTGGCATCCGGGGATTTTGTCCGCACGGCTGATGGGTGGGCCAACCAGGTTCGAATACTGAAACTGCAATTTGACAGCTTAAAGGCTACGATTGGTCAAGGGCTTATTAATGTCCTTACGCCGGTCATTAAGGTCATTAATACGATTATCGGGAAGCTGATGAGTCTGGCCAATGCTTTTAAGGCCTTTACGAACCTGATATCCGGAAAGAAGGGGTCCGGAGGCGGAGCGTCAGTGGCTGCAGCCGGCATGGAGGCCGTGGCGGAGTCAGCAGATAACGCAGGCGCTGCAATGGGCGGAGCCGGTGGAGCAGCGAAGAAAGCCGCGAAAGACATCAAAGGTGCGACAACAGGCATTGATGAACTGAATATTATTCAGCCATCAGATTCTGGTTCAGGAGGCGGTGGAGGGGCCGGTGGGGGCTACGACGCAGATGAATTTGACATGGGAGAGATTGATACCTCTCCAGTCGACGAGATGGATGCCAAGTATCAAGCGTTGATTGATAAGGTGAAGGAGCTGGCCGACCTTTTTAAATATGGGTTTAAAATTGGCTTTGGCGACACATCAGTCCTGGATAGCATCCAGTCTTCGATTGATGGAATTAAGAAAAGCCTGAAGGATATTTTTGCGGATCCGGCAGTAAAGAAAGCCGCCGACAACTTTGCGAAACAGTTCTCGTATAACCTGGGGAAGATAGCTGGAAGCTTTGCCTCTGTGGGGGCCACGATTGCCGATAACCTGCTGGGCGGAATTGACAAATATCTACAGCAAAATAGTCCCAGGATAAAAGATTTCCTGGTATCAATGTTTGATATCGGAAGTGATATATCTATGATATCTGGTCGCTTTTCGGAGGCCATTGCGGATATTTTTTCCGTGTTCCGGAGCGATGCAGCAAAACAGATTACCGCCGATATAATAGCTATTTTCTATGATGGTTTTATGGGGGCGCTTGAATTGGGAGGCGCTTTCGGCCTTGATATTCTGGATTTAATAACAGCACCAATTATCGAAAACAGCTCTGAATTTAAAGAAGCGTTCAATGGAATTTTGGAGGCGGTTCAGGCTATAACAGGTTCAATCAGCGAGACGTTTTCTAAGTTTGTAGACACTGTATTAGATGTATACAACAAAAATATTTCGCCATTAATTAAAAAGTGTCAAAACAGGTCTATCCGAGATTGTGAAAACATTCCTGGAAGCATTTAACACTCATATTCTTCCGGTTATTCAGTATGCAGCAGAGCGTTTTGCTGAATTTAATACAAGCACTTACAGCCGCTTATAGAGAAGTTCGGCGAGTTTGCCGGAAAGGTAACAGAGTGTATACAGACGGTTTGGGAGACAGTCTTACAACCCTTCATCACTTGGTTTATCAATAACATAGCACCAATAATCGCCAGCAACCTCAAAACTGCTATAGATAATTTTTTGCTTTTTTAGATAGTGTTTCGGAGGTAATCAGCAATGTTTTGGATGCCCTTGGAGGTCTATTAGATTTTCTGATAGGAGTTTTTACCGGGGATTGGGAACGGGCTTGGGATGGAATTAAGCAATTCCTTTCGTCTTGTTGGGAAGCTATGAAGGCCTTGGTTCGAGTTGCCTTTGATGCAATTAAATTATGTATTGACACGGTACTCAATACTATAAAAGGTCTTTGGGGACTGATTTGGAATAATATAAAGTCCTTCGCGGAAGAAACCTGGAATGCCATTAAGAATAAAGCTTCGGAGATATTTGAGGCAATTCGAGATAAGCTTTCCGAAATCTGGGACAATGTCCGTTCCACAATAGAAGACAAATGGAACGCTATTAAAGAGTGGTTTGAGGACATCTGGCAGAAAATCAAGGACGTCTTCAAACTGGACGAAATGGTGGAAATCGGTAAAGGCGTCATGAATAAACTCTGGGATGGCTTAAAAGCAGTCTGGGATGAGATTACGGGATGGCTTTCTGGGATCGTGGATACGGTTAAACAGATCTGGCAAGACGTTTGTGACACCGTAAAAGACATTTTTAAGAAGTCCAAAGAAGCAGAGGACAGAGATAGTGACAGTGGTAGCAAATCTAAGAAGAGCGGCGGCAGTCGTGGCTCCTCCACCGGTCCGGCCAGCGAGATTTCCGGGCATGCCAGCGGTGGGTTCCCGAAGTCGGGCCAGATGTTTGTGGCGCGTGAAGACGGAATCCCCGAGATGGTAGGCAAATGGGGAGGCCGCGCAGCCGTGGCCAATAACATGCAAATCACACAGGGTATTACCCAGGCAGTACAAAGTGGCATGCGGAGTGCAATTGCGCCGTTGGTATCCACAATGACAAATGCGGCCAATCATGCAGCTCCGCCGCTTGCAATGGTCGGTAGCACAGTACCTGTATATTCCCAGGAAGACAGGATGCAGGAGATGGTAAACCGGGCTGTCGCAATGACATCTGGAACAGACAACTCAAGCGAGCAGCATTTGGCTATCATGGTGGAACTGCTGAAAAGATAATCGAACTAATTGAGAATCTGGATTTGGTGGTCAACATCGACATCCGGGAAATCCGGAAGAAACTAAAGGACTTAGAGAAGCGCACAGGCTATGGATTTACGTAAGGAGGCGGTGAGATGGCAGTAATCACAATCAATGGCCGAGAGTTTCCCGCCCCTGATATTGGCGGAAACCTGGTAGTGGCTACGAACGTAAGTGACGGGAAAAACGCAAATGGCGAGTTCGTCGGGCAAAAGGTGGGCCGGGACCAGTATAAGTTTGACGCTCTGCAATGGAAGTTTCTGGACGCTGCTATCTGGTCCGCTATGTTGCAGGAGTTTGACAAGTTTGTGGTAACAGCCCGGATACCTGACATGGTACATAATAATTGGATAACGATTCGGATGTATCCCGGGAATCGGACAGCTACGCCGATAGAGTTTGATTTCTGGGGCCTCCCGACGAGGTACCGAGACTGCAAGGTAAACATTGTGGATTGTGGGGTGATGGAGTAATGCAGGCGTGCAGCCAAGCCTATAAAGCGGAAATGAAAAAGGAATATCGTAACCGTTCCTACATGCGAGTGACAATCGGTTTGATTAACCAGGAAGCCCAGGCTTCCGCTTTTGTTCCGGATCCGACCAATTATGCCTACTACAGTAATCTAAAATGGCCCCTGGACAATTATTCGGTGTCTGAACTATACGCCACCTGTGATGAAGATTACAGCACGGTGGATGGCAGCATGTATTTTCTACCCCGCCGTCGGCAGGACATAGTGTTAAATGCAGGTATTGTAACAGAGGAGCTGTCGGGGAGTATTCTGATTCGTTTTCCGATACAGTACAATATCAAGGGGGTGACTGTGGAGTTTGGCAAGGCGTATCCAGTAGATTTTACGATTGAATCCGACAACAACACGGTGGAAATAGCTGGGAATGCGTCTGGACATTTTGTAACAGAGGAGATATTTACGGCGGCTACTTTCCTGCGATTTACGCCGTCAGTCATGGTCAACGGCCAGAGCCGGTTCCGCATTCATCGGCTGACAATGGGGATCGGCATTTACTTTGATAATAAAAAATCAAGTCAGCCAGCAAGAAGGAGCATATCAGCCCTGTATCAGAGGAATTGCCGACGATTGATTTTGACCTGACGGTGGAGAACAAAGACCGCGCCTATGATGTGGAGAACAGCGAGAGTACGGTGAATTTTTGGAGCCGGGGCAGGAGATATCGGTGTTGTACGGGCAGGAGTTGGATGACGGGACCGTGGAGTGGTTGCCAGGAGCTACAGTATCCCTAAAAGAATGGTCTGCGGATGACGAAGAAATGAGTTTTCTGCGTCCGATCGTTTTGATGGAATGAACGAGACATATTATAAGGGACTGTACCGGGAGTCTGGTATTAGCCTGTATGATTTGGCCACAGATGTGTTTGACGATGCTGGCGTGGATTACCGGACGTACTGGTTAGACCCATACCTGAAGGATGTACTGGTAAAAAATCCTATGCCGGTTGTTACACACAAAGAAGCACTGCAGATTATTGCTAATGCCGGCCGGTGCATCCTGTATCAGGACCGCTCCGGAGATATTTATTTGAAATCTAGTTTTATTCCGGATATGGTTGCCAACTCAGACAATGAAACCTATTTTTCACATGCCGGCGCCGTTTTAAATGGAGCAGATAAGGCGGACTACGCGATGCCCGTCCGGAACTATTCGGACGCAAGGCCGACACAATATTTTCTGCCCCGGCAGGCTGAGGGAACTGCTTACTTGGATACCGGTTATATATCGGAGGAAACAGCTGATGAGAATGGACTGTTTTCGGAGAATCCAACCATTACCATTGTTTTGGAGGCTGCGTTTAAATGCTTCGGCCTGACGATGGGATTTGGGCGAAATCATCCAGAGCAGATGATATTTCATGCTTATTATAATGACGAGCTTCGGGAAAGCTACAGTGTAACCGTATTGGAGGCGTTATCGGTTATTAGTCATGGATTTACAGAGTTTGACAGGCTGGTCCTGGAATTTACCAGAGGCTGCCCGGATAACAGGGTTGTGCTGAATCATATTTCTTTTGGTGACAGCACAGATTATGTGCTGGAATATGGCCATGAGCTGACGAAGACACCGAAGGGAACACAGGTAGAGAAAACCAGGGAGCTGCAGGTGCTGCGGACACTGTACAATCCGGGCGGAGAACCGAAGGAGCTGGCGAAGGAAACCATTACGTTATCCGCGATAGACAACCGATATACCTTCTATTTCTCGAACCCGTCTTATGACCTGTCCTGCGCCATCACAGAACCGCAGGCCGGTCAGGCAGCGGCGATTGTGGAAGCAAGCAATTATTACGCCACCGTGGAAGTGACCGGTGCGGCCGGGGCAGTTGAGGTGACCATAAACGGCAGGGAATACGGAACGTCGCAGGCTAAGGTCAGCCGTCAGCTGAACCCGACGGGGACGCTGGAGACGTGGAAGAACCCCCTTGTGTCAGACGCGAGGCATGCTGCGGATTTGGCGGACTGGATCGGCGATTACATGAAAGCGGATCGAGAGTATGAACTGGTATACCGCGGAGAGCCGCGGATTGATGCCAATGATATTGTGTTTTTAGAGAACCGGTATGTGGCGGATTTGCTCCTGAGGATTTATGATCATACGCTTAATTTTAACGGTGCTCTGTCTGGAAGCATGAAGGCAAGGAGGGATATGAGCAATGTGGCAACAGCCAAAAACCGACTGGCAGGTCGGTGATTTTTTTAATATCGAAGATTACAACCGAATTAAAGGGAACCTTGAGGAAATACAAAAGCAGGCGCTGATTCTATGGCCTGCTTTCCCGTTCGAGGAAATGGGGGCAGATAAAACTTATCAGGATTACGGATTTTATGCCGATGAACTTAACCGGTTTGAGGCAAATGTGGATAACGTCTACAGAGGTACTTTTAATTGTACGGTTGGAAACAGGGAAACTTTTTATGATAATCAGCCATTTATCGACTGGCGGGAGTTGAACCGGATTGAGGAGGCATGCCGCTTTATACATAACAATATTCAGAGCAGGATTAACGGTCGGAAGAAGCTGGCCTTTACGTTAAATGGAGGTGATTTTTTAAAAATGGTTTTAAAAACAGACTACAAGGACGCCATGTATGACGGGGCGAGAAAGTGGCGCATTACCCAGAATGCTGACGGGACGTCCGGAATCGCAGACGAGACAGGTTATACACAGGAAGGCGATCGGTTTGGGGCTAATGATATTAATTCTACCAATACTGCTATCAATCGGATTAACCATGTGACCGAAGTAACATTAACGGCATCTGGGTGGGAGGGTGGTGCTGCTCCGTACACCCAGACGGTAAGTGTGCCAGGAGCTACGGCCGACCTGGATGCGATACTGGTTAGTGCGCTGGCTGATGGGGCGAGCGTCACCACCCAGAAGGCGTATATAAAGGCATTTGGATTATCTCCAGCGGAACTGCATCGCTGGGAAATGGGACGGCTACATTTAAAGTATACAAGAAGCCGGCAACAGATTGCCTTGTGGGATTGAAGGGGGTGTAACGCATGGGGAAAATATTGATGCCGGGCGGCGGAGGCGGTGTCGACCTGGATGTAATAACAGCCGGCGCAGAGGATGTTCTGGCCGGTAAAGTAATCGTGGACAAAAACGGGGAGCCGCTGACCGGGACGATGGCGGACCAAGGTAACTGGAACTTTTCAGAACTGGTGGCCGGCTCTGCAGTGACAGTTCCTGGTGGAAAACACGGCGGTGGTGGAAAAGTGACAGCAAAAAGCCTGGCCAGCCAGACGCCCGGTACATCAGCGGCCGGACATATTCTTGCCGGAAGAACGGCATGGGTAAACGGTAGTAAAATCACTGGCACGATTCCCAGCCAGGCGGGAGGAACATTGACACCCTCCACGTCAGCAGTAACTGCAAACTGTTCTGGCAAATACATGACAAGCAATTACACCATTCCAGCATTCGCCTTACCGCCAGCAAACGCTCTCCGTAAAGGCTATTCCTACACCTTGTACGGAAAGACAGTTACTGGGACGTTGGAACAATGGTTATCTTCTCCTGCTGATGTTACCGGGAACGAAACAGGAGCAACCAAAATAGGCACCTCGACTGGTTTCTTTTCATGGATTACAAGTCCAAAAAGCATAAACGTGTTTTGTGGTAGTAATGGTGGTTCCACGTTGGGCCGACTTAATACAGCAGTAAATGTTTCGTCATATAAATACTTAAAACTATTCGTCCCCAGAGCATATGATAAGTCAGGCTCACAATACTACACTAAAGTAGGGATATCTTTACAAGCAGATGGAAGCGGGGTTACATATGGGGCGGAGGTGCTTGCTGATAGTACTGTTACTAATTTTAACGTAATTCTGGATGTCACAAATTACAATGGGATGTATTTTATTTATGTGTCTGTAAGAAGCGCAAGCACTACCAAAAATAATGGAATAATGGGTGGAACTATATCCCTATCTAATTCGTAAGCAACGAGTTACTGGCATTTAAGCTAAAGTCATAAATATCTCGTAGATAAACCCCCTATCGGGGCCTAAATTTCCACTAGAACTTCTGTGGTAGACACCATACACATATATGTAATAATTACCACTTAAGGATGATATGTCAAGTATATTATACTCTGGCCCGTTTGATCGTGTATCAAGTACATTAAGTTTTGCCATATCTGTTTCCTTTGCAGATGCAGACTTAGATACTCCTATTGAAAACTTGTATCCGTTCACCGGGGTACTACCACACCTGCCTTTTACTTTTAAGTATTTATAACTTGTTAAGTCAACCGTTTGATTTAGTCTTCCCATCTGGTAATCACTCAATATTAAGTTGCTGGAATCTAGTGTGGTACTTGTCATCCCAGTAGTTTGGAGATTGGACCATGTACCATTATTAAAAAAGTATAATGGAGAGGATACATATCCTTCAAACGTACCAGTAACTGTCTTTCCGTACAAGGTGTAGGAATAGCCTTTACGGAGAGCGTTTGCTGGCGGTAAGGCGAATTATAATC